AAATCTTTTCCTAAAAAATTAGGGGTAGAAGAATATTTTAAATGTCCTATATGGTTTGCTGATGAGCCAGCATTTGTAGATGATCTAAATAAAGCATCTGATTCTTATATAGAGACATCAAAGAAAAATTTAAAAAAAGATATTGATAAACGTAATAAAAAATTTGGTGATAAAGGAGATATGGGAAATGTTTTTCATTCAACATCTCTAATAGGTGATCCTAGTTTTTTAGAATTACAAGATTACATAGGCGCAACATCACATAACTTATTAAATGAGATGGGTTTTGATTTAACTAATTTTTCAGTATTTACTACTGAAATGTGGGTACAAGAATTTGCTAAAAAAGGTGGTGGACACCATACTCTACACACTCATTGGAATGGTCACATGTCCGGTTTTTATTTTTTAAAGGCTAGTGAAAAAACATCGATGCCTGTCTTTGAAGACCCAAGAGCTGGTAATATAATGAACCTTTTACCTGAAAAAGATAAATCAAAAATAACTTACGCCTCATCACAAATACATTATAAAGCTATACCAGGAAGACTCATATTCTTCCCATCGTATATGCCGCATATGTATTCTGTAGATATGGGATATGAACCATTCAGGTTTATACATTTTAACTGTCAAGCTATACCAAAAGGAGTATTAAATGTCGTTCAAAAATAATAAATATACAGTATTAAAAGGAGCTATATCAAAAGAAATAGCAGATTTTTCTTATGCTTATTTTCTTAATAAAAGAAGGGTGGCTAGGTTTTTATTTGATCAGAAATATATATCACCTTTTACTGAGTACTGGGGTATATGGAATGATGAGCAGGTACCTAATACTTATTCCCATTATGGAGATATGGTAATGGAAACTTTATTACAAAAAGTAAAACCTGTAATGGAGAAACACACTAAATTAAAATTAAGCGAGACATATTCTTATGCAAGGATTTATAAAAAAGGAGATGTTTTAGCTAGACATAAAGATAGATACTCATGTGAAATATCAACTACTTTAAATCTAGGTGGTGATCCGTGGCCAATCTATTTAGATCCAACAGGTAAAAGAGGTCAAGCTGGTATTAAACTTACATTAGATCCAGGGGATATGCTTATATATTCTGGATGTGATTTAGAACATTGGCGAGAAGAATTTACAGGGAAAGATTGTGCACAAGTATTTTTACATTATAATAAAGCAGGATCAAAAAATGCTAAAGAAAATGCATTTGATAAAAGACCTTTTATAGGTTTACCTCCGTGGTTTAAAGGCTTTACATTACCTAAGAAATAGTCTATACACTAGGCTTGCAGGGGGAGGATCCACCACAGAATCCCTCTGCTTTAATCTATTGAAATCCCCTACAATCTGATATAAGTCATAATAAACAGGTTTTTATATGCTACAAAAATTAGGTTTTATCCCCGGATTTAACAAACAAGTCACAGAAACTGGAGCTGAAGGGCAATGGTATGATGGCGATAATGTAAGGTTTAGATACGGTACACCAGAGAAAATAGGTGGCTGGCAACAAAACGGTCAATCAAAACTTACTGGTGCATGCAGAGCTATTCACCATTGGGATAATAATGCTGGGATTAAATACTCAGCTTTAGGAACAAACAGAATTTTATATGTTTATTCAGGTGGGACCTATTATGATATCCACCCTATTAGAACAACATTAACAGGGGCGGATTTTACTAGTAGTGCTTCTTCAAAAATTGTCACTATTACATGTACCGGGGCTCACGGATTAGTAGAAAATGATATAGTCATGTTTGACAGTGTAAGTAGTATACCTGGAACATCAGCCTATAGTGATGCCACGTTTGAAGATGAAAAATTTATGGTAACTTCTGTTACTACTACAACAACTTTTACAATTACAATGGACACGGCTGAAGGCAGTAGTCCCATGACTAATGCAGGCTCGACGTCTATTCTTTGTTATTATAATGTAGGACCGGCTTTACAGTTAGGAGGCTACGGTTGGGGAACATCACTATGGGGTGGTGTAGCTTTAGGTGCTTCTACAAATACTTTGGCTTCTACTATTAATGACACTGTAACTGATATTCCTTTAAATAACTCTTCTGCCTTTCCTGCAACTGGAGAAATTAGAATTGGCTCAGAAGATATAAGTTATACAAATAATAATACCACTACCAATATATTAAGCGGAGGTGCTAGAGAAGTAAATGGTACAACTAAAGCAGGTCATAGTTCAGGAGACACTGTTACTAATATATCCGGGTACGTTGCCTGGGGTGATCCGTCTTCTGCTGACTATACAATTGATCCAGGGATGTGGATATTAGATAACTATGGAACAAAATTAATTGCATTAATTTATAACGGAGCATGTTTTTCGTGGGATGCAGGAAGCGGGGGATCGACAGCAACAAGAGCAGCTATTATACCAAATGCACCTACAAAATCTAGACATGTGTTAGTATCTACTCCGGACAGACACTTAGTTTTCTTTGGAACAGAAACCACTGTTGGAGATCAATTAACACAAGATGATATGTTTATAAGATTCTCTTCTCAAGAAAGTATTGATGCATCGGATTCATATACCGTTAAAGCAAATAACACAGCAGGTACACAAAGGCTCGCTGATGGCTCTAAGATTATGGGAGCTATCAAAGGTAGGGATGCTATTTATGTATGGACAGACACAGCATTATTCCTGATGAAATTCGTAGGCCAACCTTTCACCTTCTCATTTGAGCAGGTAGGGACTAACTGTGGATTATTAGGAAAGAATGCTAATATTGAGGTTGATGGTACAGCTTATTGGATGTCAGAAAATGGATTTTTTCAATATGATGGTCAATTAAAATCATTACCATGTTTAGTAGAGGACGCTGTTTTTGACGACCTTAACTCAGTCGCGAGAGATCTGGTTAATGCAGGTTTAAATAATCTATTCGGTGAAATAAGCTGGTTTTATTGCACATCTGCATCAGATGTTGTGAATAGAGTTGTAACTTATAACTATTTAGACTCCACACTTAAACGCCCTATTTGGACTACAGGTACCCTAGCAAGGACAGCTTGGGTGGATTCCGCAGTATTTTCCAAACCTCATGCAACTTATTATAATGAGAGTGATGATGCGTCTTTCGATGTTACTGGTAATACAGACGGAAGTACGATATACTATACTCACGAAACAGGGACCGATCAAATTGTAGCTGGTGGTACAGTTACAGCTGTCATTGGGACCATTACTTCAGGGGATTTTGATATTACTCAGAAGAAAAGCTCTACAGGGAGTGTTGTAGGAATGCCCGACTTAAGAGGAGACGGAGAATATATTATGAGAATAAGCAGATTTTTACCTGATTTTATTACTCAAACAGGAAACACACAAGTTAGCTTTGTGACTAAAAATTATCCAAATAGTTCTGGAACAACAACAAATTATTCAACAAGTAATACTACTACAAAAGTAGACACAAGATTAAGAGCAAGATCTATTTCTATGAAGATTGCAAATACTGCTACATCAGAGGACTGGAAACTTGGTACATTTAGATTAGACATACATCCAGGAGGAAGAAGATAATGGTCTGGTACACAGGAGAAGATAAAAAGATATACGATTCAGGAATTCATTTTAGACCTCAACAAAAATATTTAACAACAGATTATGAGTGGCCTACCGAAGGCGACGGTGGTGGCGAAGGTGGCGGCGGTGGCGGCGGTGTCAGCTATGGAATTCCAGCTAGTGGTGGGGGAAATTGGAATCCATATAATCACCCGGGTTCGGGTAGAAAATATAACCCATACGCTTTGCAAGATGCAAGATACGATAATGAGATGTCCTATGTTGGTCGTCCTATAGGTAGCTGGAAAGGTTATAGCTCAGATACAGAAGCAATGAAACACATGGAAATGTATCCTGAACATTATGGTTTAGATAAACCACCTCCATCAAAAGTGAATCAATTTCTATCAAAAGCAGTAAACTGGATACCAGGTGTGGGTTATGTGAAGAAGGGGCTTGAAGCAGTCTCAGATTTGCTGCCTACTAATAGAAGAGCCATTATGGAAAATGAAATGATTGGGTCAGGTGTTATGTTAGATGATATAGGTAGAATTATAACAACTGATTACAATACACCACAAGGAATTATGGCAGGATATAATGCATATCAAATGGATGAAGATACTTTTGATGATAGGATTTCAAAGATCCAAGCAGGTAAAATGAGTGCAGAAGGTAAGAAAAAAAGAATAGCGTTAATACGAAAAGCTAAGGAAAATTGGCAAACTGCACAAGGAAAAACAGATGAAATTGTTGACATTAAAACAGATACTAAAAGTGATATTAGTCCTAACGCCACAGATACAGATCAAGTAACTGACATTATTACAGGTCAAGGAAAAGGTGGTGGAGCTGATGTATGGCAAGAAACTTTTAGTGGGACAGGTAATCAAGGTGGAGAATTTGCGGGTACAGGTAGCCCTGGAACTTCGGATCAAGGCTATACTGATTCAGGAGAATTCGCTGGGCTAAATCAAGGTGGAAGAGTTTATTTAAATCTTGGTGGTATCGCAAGTGTTCTAGGTACAGAACAAGATAGGAGAGAAGGTTTAGCACCCGGTGGACCGG